TACATTCATGTTCCATCTTAAAAATTTCCTCCGATTTATTGTAAAATTTTTCGGAATGTTATATATTCATATTACACTTTAGTATTATCCGATTTAATTCTAAAGTAGTGGGAATAGAAAACTATTAATTTTCTATTCCCAAGTAAAAAAATATGATATAATAATTTTGACATTAATATATTAATGATGACTTTATCTTTTCGAAAAAAGTTGCATATCATGCCCATTGACATCTATTATATTGAGGTGTTTTTTATTTCTATTCTTTAATTTATAGGTAACAAAATATTATTCTTTGATTTTAATTTTGCGGCTGCTGTAATTTCAATTTGTTTTGCCAGTACTTGATTTATTTCAGTAGATATAAACGATGATAATATTTCCAACAATTCAACCGAGTCAACATTGTTTCTTTCTATGAAACTTTTCAAATATGTGTGCATCTTAATTTTTAATTGATCCAGTCTTTCATTTTTTTCTTTTACTAATCTTTCGCATTCTGATTTAAAACCTAAGTCAATCATAACTCACACCCTTTATATTTTTTTGAATAATTCAAATATATTATTATTTCCAATCATCACATTTTTCTATCTTTCATTTAAAATCATTCCTTTAAAATTTCGCTATTATCACCTGTGTTAAAACCATTATCTTCTTCTGAAATGTTAATTTCTTCATCTTCTACATCATTAACATCTGGATGAATTTTAAGCAATGTTTTATTTGATATTCTACCGCCTTGTTTAACAAAATCATCTATCGTTTGGGATTTATTAAATATTATATTTCTATTGCATGTTATGTCAATTTCATTTAAATTATCTTGTTGTAAGTTTTTCATCAATAAATACTGATTGACAAACCAACATAATTTTAATAATGAATCTTCAATCATTGCTTCTAATTCATCACATTTCAAATCAAGATCCGCATACCTTGATTTTATAACAACATTAGTTGTATTCCCATCTGCGACCCTTCGGGTGTCTACTGCTTGACCAAATTCAAATATATTATCACGAATAATTTCTAAAAATGCTTTCCTGTGTTCTATAGGCAAATTCAAGGTTAAAAAGGAAGCGTTGCCATTTTCGTCAACTTCAATAATTTTCTTTTCCTTTAATTTATTCCAAAAATCGTCATATTCTGTTTTTGAATCTCCTATTGTCCTATTTACTAATATTAATAATGCATCTTGTATTTGATCAAGGTTATTAGCCCAATCACTTTCTATAATGTCGTATAGGTCAACATGTTCTTTTATTGCTTCCAAATCATTAATACGATCGTCATTATTCCACACAGGGACAAACGGGACCCTTCCCCATCCATTAACTTTAGTTTCAATTACTGTATTCCCAATTGAAGTATTCAAACTAATATAATATATAGGGTTTATTTCAATTGTAGTATCTAAGTAAAAATCATTTTTGTTATCTTGCATATAATATGTTATCTTTTCATCATCATATACTTCGACTTTATATCTTTCTATTTTCTTATTATCTTTTATTACAAATACTTTGTAATATCTTATCATTTGCTTTAATTCTGTTTCGTATTCTGTATCCCATATTGGAATACATTCTAATCCTGAAATTGTTAATACTTGAAATATACCATCTTTATCTATATAAGGATGTAACCATTCAACACCTTTTTTTGCTGCTTCTTTTGCTGCTTTTTTAATGAATCGATTAACATTGATTATTTTGTTAATATTATCCGCATTGTTTATAATTAGTTTCTTTCCCAACAAATAATTAACTTTTTGATCAACTATTTTCTTAAAAAATCCATTTGCTATTTTATGATTGAATTTTGTCAAAAAGTTTTCGGTGTCTCTGGATTTAATATAAGTGTTTTTTGATCTATAATATTTAACACCTTCATATGCTGACAATTTATATATACTTGAAATATCGTCATTTATCTGTTCTTTAATTATTGCACCATCTGTAATTATATTTTCTTCTGTAATATGCTTATAACTAAAATAATTGTCACCCAATAATTACACCACCTTACTATACTAAATGTTGTTTATATCTCATGTCTCTTTCCATTGCATATCGTGTCATGTCAATACTGTGATCATCGCCATCTAATTCATTACATAAATTACCGTCTTTGTCTGTTTTATAATCTATTGATTCATATTCTTTAGCAGTTTCCGGTGTTCTTGTTGGGTCAATATAAATAGCGGTTAAAGTATCTAGCCATTCAAGACCATATTCAACGCTTCCAGGTCCTTTTTTGGCTGCCTGTACTAATAGTCCATAACTTTTTAATTCTGCAATACTTCGTGAATCTTCATTATCTGCTGTGACTCTAAAGTCATTATAACCCTTTTGAACAATCCTATTATATAAAACGCTATTTCTTAATTTAACGTCTCTTATTTCATCAAATATATATATAGAATCTTTTTTTCTATCATAATGTATTCTTCCAAAATGGGTCGGGTCTATCTTCCAGCCAAAATCAAGCCCTTGTCTTATATTATCAAAAGATTTAATTTGATCGTTTGTTATAGGTCCAAAATTTAAATTACTAAATGGTACTATACCGCCACCAATTGGCATCCCTAAATATATCCAGTTATATCTTTGCTCATTTTGTTTTTTTACTTCTTCGGCTTCTTCAATAAAAGCTTCTGATATATAAGGGTTATCTAAATAACAACTATTATGCACAAATACGTTTTTTGGCAAAAATTGAGTTTCGTATAATTTGTTTGTCCAATGTGTTTTCCTCTTGGGTTGATTATATGAAAAATCTATACTATATTTTAAACCCTTTGAAAGTTTAGCTCTTAGTATAGAATTTGTAATTACTTTAACTTCTTCTTCTGTCTTAAATTCTGCCAGTTCTTCAATCCATAATTTTGTTAATGGAAATTTAGAAGTTTTAATTGATTTAATCTTTGTTGGATCGTCTGCGCCTCTAAATAAAATTTCTTGCCCTGTTGGTTTATATACAATCCTTAATGGGCTTTTGTAATCTTTGAAATAATGATCCACGTTTAAAAGTTGTGTAGCTTCCATTAAATTCTCATAACATGATTTTGATAATGTATTTCCAACTTTACGAACGACTAACCCATTGATAGGATATTTAATAAAATCCCTTATCCATCTAATAGGTATATGTGTAGATTTTGCACCGCCACGCCCACCTTTACATACTTTATATAAATAATCTTCATAAGCTAACCACCAATCATAAAATGACGGGAGTACAATATCAGCAAAATCTATTTTATTTATATCAATTGCTTTCATTGTCTTTTTTATCCTTCATTATTTTAAATCGTTCTTCTATTGAATCAATAAGTATTGGGCGGTCGTCTGACTCTATTTCATTATCTTTATTCATTAATTTTAATTTTTCTTCTTCGATTTTTCGTTTCCATTTTTCAGGGAACAAATCAAAGAATTTAATCAAATAATCTAAAGCATATTTCTTATCAACTAATTTAATTTTAAATCCGTCTTTCCCCTGTGATATCTCAGATATAATTGATGGATCTAAAACATTATTATCTTTAGCCTTTACATAATTTTTAATATATGTTAAATTTTCTTTTGTTTCTGAATCTTTTAATGTATTCCCGTACATATCCCGTTGGTTCTCAACTGTATGTCCCCATTCTATATAATCACTTATATCTGAAAAACCAATCTTAACCATTAAATTAAATACATCTTTAGCTTCTATAAATGTATTATCACTTACATTCTTTTTGAGTCTTTTGATTTCTTTCATTATATTAGGGTTTCTAAGGGCTTTAGACCCTTCAACCATAGATGTATTATACTTAGCTTTAAATGCGTTAATATATGCCTGTGTGGCATTGAAATTTTTTATATAATACTTACAAAACAATTGTTGTTTAGGCGTTAATCCATAAGGGTTATCTTCATTTATTGCTTTTTTAGCCATAACATCAAACCCCTTTAATTTTTCCCATTAAATAATTATAACTTTATATAAATCTAATAAAATTAATAAAACTTTTTAAAACATTTGAAAATTTATAATAGTTTCAAATTTAATATATCCTGTTCCCATGACATACCCCTAACTATATTTAATTTGTGGTGGATTACAAGAATCGAACTTATTCCATTTTGTAATAATACGTCTATTATTACTATTGTACACAAGGCACAAAAGGCCACCATGAACCCACCATATAATATATAATAAATCCAACTAATCAATTAATATAAAATATTTGTTCACCAAGTAATATTTTTATTTTTTGTTATTAGTTGGATAGTTTATTAATTAACCATCCACACATTTTATCAATCTTCAATACTTTTATAACTTCATCAAATAACAATTTAAATTGATTTCTTATCTGTTTACATTGTCCGTCTAATGTTCTATTGTATATTCTTTTATATTCATCTTCTTCTGCTTCTGTTGCTTCATCATTAAATGGAGTTAAATATTTTTTTATCACAATAGACTTCCTTTCATAAAAGATAATTAAAATTTGTGGCTTTTTCTCAATTTTATATTAACACGATATATAATTCTTCTGCAAGGATTGTCAAAGGAATTAAAAAGTAAAACAAAGTAATTAAAAAGGATGCTTTAGAGACTAACAAGACTTTTAGACTTAAAATTTCAAGGTTAACCATAACAAACAACAAGTTATGAACAACGTCAACAAATAATCAAAATTAAGCACATTAAACGACAAAAATATATAAAATAACATAAAGTTACTATTAAAATTTTATATGCTTTACGGTGGCGAATTTCAATCGATAACGTATATATTCCATAGATAAATATTACATAGAAAAGTATTGAATAAATAAAGCAAAAAACGCTTCTAATTAAAGAAACGTTTTAAGGAACTCCTTTTGCAACTAGCAACTGAGCTAAGTTAATTATATATCTCTGACTTTATAAAGTCACTAAAATAATTCATTGGTAATGCTTATATTAAATTAATGATAATGCTTTTTCTTTGTTTACTAATAATGAGCTTTTTTTCCGTTCTTCCATGAATAAAATTCCTTTTGATTTTAATTCTAAATTCATTCCATTAAATTCATTTTGAGTTATGAATAAATCTTTTATAGCTTTTCCCCTTGAAGGTATTTTATTATTATTACTATTATCATAAATATAATTAATATATTTTAAAATTAGGTCCCTTGATATCTTAGTCGTGTCTATCTCCTGTTTAAATCCAATAGTATTTTTACTTTTTATTCCTTCCGTTATTTCTTCATCATATGCTGTAAAGTCTGTATATCCTTTTACAAGATCCGCTTTTATTGTATCTTTTTTATTTTCAATATTAAAATCCGCAGTACATGTTGCTATATTTCCAGACGAATTAATATTTATGTCTTTGTTTTTTGAATTATTAAAAGTTTTAATATTACTTTTTACATTTTCCATTATTTCAGTAGATAATGTTATTTCTGGATTAACAATTTTTAAATAAATTGCTGCCGCTTCTGAAAATAAACCAATAAAAACCAAAAACCATGTTATAAACTTTTTTAAATTGTTTTTGCCTACTATATCACTAATTGTTGAGCTATATCCTTTTGTGGTATCTATTTCATTTAAAATTGAATCTTTATTTATATTTGTATTGCTTTTTTCATTGCTGTCTGCTGCAATAATTTCTGTTATTTTATTAATACTTTCGTCTGAAATAGAATTATCTTTTTTATTTACAATTTCGTCCTTAACTGTTTTGAATACATCATTATACTTTTTTACTTTATCTTCATATGAAAATTTAAATTTTAATTGATATGATTTACTGCAATTATTTAGAATCTTTTGCTGTTCTTTTACTCTAGGATCTTTTAAAACAATATTATTTATTTCTGTTTCCGATAACTGTTTTTTATTGCTTTTTTTTGTTATAGTATCACTAAGAGTTTTTATCAAATTAGTTTTTGAAGCTTCATTATTTAATGTTGCTTCTTCTTTTTTTAATTCTATTTTATAACCTGAACTATTTAAAATTGATTCATTTTCGATTTTATTTGTCTGGTTCTTTAAATATGCCGTTGAAGCAAAAATTGACAATGAAAATGATGGAATAAAGAATATTATTGCAATAAATGCCTTTAATTTTTTCTTTCTCATTATAGAATTTATAGCAATTTTTGAAGTCCTTAATTCAAAAAATACAATAACATTTCCTATTATTAACATAGCTGCCATTGAAAAGAAATTACTACTTGCAAGATCCAAAAATAACATACTTGAAAAAAATAAACTTACAAAAATCAAAAGACTTGACAATATATTCTGCTTTAATTTATCGATCCTATATTCCTCAAATCCCATTAAATCATTTACATAATTTACAAAAACGTTTTTAATCTTATCTTTCATAATCAAACCCAACCTCTCTATATTTTTTTTGATAAAGTAACTTTTACATATCCTTCTTTTTTGTCTGTCCATCTTTTAAACGTATGACTTTCAACAATGTATGAATCGTCTTTGTATGCCTTGCCATTGATACTATCTGTAATAATTTTTTCTATGTTATCAAAATCAGGTTTTTTTGTCGGATATATTTCATGCAGTAAACATTGATTTATTTTCTTTTTGCTGTAACTATCAGGAATTTTAAAAAATGCTTCTATAGTAATATTAATAGGTCCTTCGATATAGTTGCCCTTAGATTGATAATACATTATTTTTACTAAATTTTCATATAACACTGTTTTTTCTGGTGTATACGTTCCATTCCTTGTAACTCTCGCCCTTGCTTTTCCTGCTGGTTCTCCTGGGATTATAAAACTAATCTTGTGATTTTCAGTAGTTTTTGCTTGTAGTTTTTTTATTTCTTTATTACAAAAATTACATTTCATATGATACCCCTTTCGGTGGCTTTCGCCCCACATAATAATAAATATGTTTTAAAATATAAAGACACAGAATCGCCTTCAATTATACCTGTAACCGTTCTACTATTCATTAACTTTTGTTCTAGGCAATTCCTTTTATTTTATTAGGGGCTTTTACACCCCTTTATTATCCTGCTTTCTTTTTTGCTGCTGCTTCAATATCTTTTTTAACTTTTTCTGCAATATCTGTGTATTCCTTTTTCAATTTGCCGTAAGTTGTTTGCAATCTTTTCAATGTTATTTTTTCTAAACTTGTATCATTTCCAAACCCTTTTATTTTTTTCCCATCCCATTCATATGAAGATTTTTCTTCCAATAGTTCCATTGATTTTTTCTTGTTGTGATCTGCCACTTCCCATAAAATCAATTTTATTCTTTTCATGTAATCAGCTTTTTTTAATCCTTCATCAACTGGATTTTCTGTTTCTGGTTTTGGTTTTGCTGTTTCTGGTTCTTGTTCTTGTTCTGGTTTTGTTGTTTCTGCTACTTCGTCATTAGATGTTGGTGGCTCACATGATTGTAAATCATATTTTGTCCTATCCTTTTCAAAATAGACATCTGCGGCAATGCCTAACATTTTACAACAAACACTTAATGCATCCGTTTTTGCCATTTTTAAAGCTTCGTCATTAGTTGTTAATATTTTTTCATTTCTTAAAAACTTTTTATTTTCCCAGATAGCCTTGTTTTGCCATACAGTAAACATTGACCCCCCATCACCTTCAATTGCTTCTGACCAGACACCGTCATTTTTTATATATAATTCAATACTTACAAAACAAGCGATTTCATGAGTTTCTGTGTTTTCCTTGTATTCTTCTTTAACTGTTTTTATTTTCCATCCAATACCTATTGGACCAAACATTTCAGTCATTCTTTTAATTCTCCACATAGGGTTTATATTTGTATAATTTTTTAATATTCCGGCTTCTATTTTGCTTTTTGCTTCTTCCGGAACTCCTTTTCCTTCTATGTAAAACTTTAAATTTTCATTATTTGTTATTCCCATTTTAAACCCCTTTCGGGGCTTTCGCCCCACTAAAATTATTTTTATTATTTCGTTTAATCAAATAAAATTAATATATTCTTGCTACTTCCCAAAATTCTTCTATTTTTCTATTTAAATATAACTTTCCTGCTATTCTATATAATGTAAATGAATCGCCATCTGCTAATATTTGCTTGTGTTTATAATTGATAAATCCTTGATACCTTTCCTTTGTTAATCTAATGAAATTATTTTCTTCTATTGCTTTACTAATTTTGGCGATTATTGTGTAGAAAAAATTATGACTTCCATTTAAATTTTTAATTCTTTCATTGAATGTTATATTATAGTCAAATTCTAAAGTATTTTGAAAAGAACATATATTCATTAACCCCTGCATAACATCAACCCTTTCTATTTTTATTTCACCGAATTTTAAACTGCTTTTTTGTTTTTCTTGAAATCTCGCCAACTTTCAAGCCAAATCTCAATATCTTTTCTTTTTAATTCTGTTGGTAGTTCTATAACGTCAATTGCTTCTAAGTCATTAAATGTAATTTTTGATCTTTCTAATTCACTACAGCTATTACCTAATTCAGTTACTAAATTTTTATATCTTTCTGATTCTTTTTCTTTTGTTTTTTCTGAAATTGATTTATCTTGAAACCATAGACCCCCTTTAATGACTTTTACTAATAATTCATTATGGTTCATAGCTTTTTCAATTATGTCAATAACCCTCATATTTACACCGCCTTTTTAATGCTAGAATCATCAACTATTTCATAAAATCCCAACAACACCGCTTTCATTAATTTACATTTATCACTACTTGAAAGATTTGCTAAGTTTGATAAGTAAAATGTTTTTTTGATCTTTCTTCTATTCATGTTCTCACCTCGAATATTGAATTTATTTTCTATCTATAAATAGTATACTATACATACTGTAGTATGTCAATAGTTATGTAATTATTTTGTAGTGTTTTTTCAAAATGGAACTTCATTAAATACTGGCAATGTTTGCTGCTGTGGTAAAAATCTTTCCCAATCTATCGCCTTTCTTACTATCTCGTTATTTTTCAATTCTTCTAATAAAGAAGATTCATCATTATATGTTGTATCAATTTTAAGTAATTTACCGTATCCACGATTTTTTAATATCTCAATATGCCCATCAATATTAATATTCTTCTGTTCTTCGTCGTATTCTCTAGATACATTCATTATAGTATCAACTTTATTTGGTATATCTGAACTTCCAGATATTTGATAATAATCAACGTCTGTTTGTCCTTTCTGTTGTGTTTTATTAGGATGTACAACAAGTATAATGTGCAAATTATAATTTACCGCTAAGTCATGGCATGTTTGAACAAATTCGGCTTGTTTCTCATTTTTCTCCAAACTATTAGCAGTTAACAATGACATAAGATTATCTAATATAATAAGATCTATCTTTTCAACATTAACTATATATTTAATTTTCTCAAACAATTCTTCGGTTGTTTTAATTTTTGCATCTGACTTTGTATATAAATACAACTTTTTATAATGCCATTTTTGAAGGGCTTCCAATACATGTTTTTTTGGTTCCATTATATATTTCCTTCCAAATCTTTCTAATGTATAATATTTGGAACAATGAGCAATTAATTTTTTATAAGTATTATTCAAAATGTTTTCAGTATGATGTTCCCCGTCAACTCTAGCGACTGAATAACCTTTATCAATTGCATTATTTTGTATTTGTTCAATAAATGTTGTTTTTCCTTCTCCTGGTCTTCCAGAAATAAGCGTTACCCGCCTTGATTCTAATTCATTTATACAGTCGTCAATGCTTTCGATTCCTGTTGGTATAAACTTAGTACCTGCATTTATTAACCCCTTATATGGCATTGCTGTAACGTCCCTGTAACCATCAAATTTAATGCATGCAGAATTAACAAGTTTTTCAATAGCTGCTGCACCTTTTTTAAAATATTCTTCGTTTATATCTTTTCCATCCATCAATGACTTATCTATTAGTTTTACTTTTTCACCTAATTTATCAATAAAAAATTTATCCATGTCATGCCCTGCCTGGTCATTATCAGATAAAACAATTATGCTTTTATACTGTTTAAGGTAATCAATTTCCCTATCAATAACTTTTGCGGCTTGTCCTGCTCCATCTGGAATTGATATTGCATTATTAAAACCACATTGTACTAAACAAATACAATCAAACTCACCTTCTGTAATATATAGAATATCTTTGTTTTCAAAATTAGTTTGATTCCAAAAATTTTTATCTTTACTTCCTGGAACCGCTGTAAATCTTTTCCCTTTTTCAATCTTCCCTGGATGTCTTAATTTAACCCCCACAATGTTATTATCTTTTTTATAAACAAATGCAATTTTACCTTTATAACTTTTAATTTCAAAAGAATTCAAATTATTTATATCTATTTTTCTGGTTTTTATATAATTCAACTGGTTTTCATCTAGTTCTTTTAACTGGCTTTCATCTATGATATCTATTGGTTTTGATTCTTTTAACTGGTTTTTATATTGGGTTCTTTCTGGTTTTTTTTTGTTTTCTTTACTTACTGGATCTATCAAACCAAATTCGCTCATAATATGCATAAAACTTTTACATTCTATCTCAGTATGGTAATTATAAATATCTAATATATAGCCACAAGTAAAGCAATAGAATTGATTTAAATCATAATCCCATGACATAGATGGGTTTTTATCCCCATTCTTATGTTTACTAATATTGATACATTTATAATTAGATCCTTTCTGTTCTAATCCATAAGCATTGATAATAATATCTTTCGCTGCTGGTCCTATCTTGTTTTTTAATTCTATAATTAGATCCTTTTGTGATTTGTCAAACATATTAAAACCCCTTTCAAAACATAATATATATTAATAATATATTACATACTTTAGTATGTCAACATTTCTTTTATTTATACATTCTAACTTTTGGCTTTTCCTTTTTAACTGTTGACTTCTGGATTTCTGGTTTGTAACCAGATTTAATAATTAGATTAGAAAATTTTGCTCTTAGTTTTTGCCCTGATAAAATATTCTTTTTCCAAAAACTATCATTGTTTACCCATTTAATAACCGCGGCAACTTCTTCTGCTGTTCTTCCATCCACTTCGATTAATAATTTAATTTCGTTAGCCCACGAAATTATGGATTTTTCTGTTATATTGCATTTTCTGTCAAGTGTTTTTATATTGTTAACCAATTGCATACAAATTTTATAATATGGGGAATCTTCATCAATGGATGGTTTTATTTTAGGATTCTTTGTTTGTTTTTGGTTTCTGTTATCTTCCATCTTTATAACTTTTAAATCTGGTTTTTGGTTTACTTCTGGTTCTTGGTTTTCTTCTGGTTCTTTAATTTGGCTTGTATGATAGATTTCATACTCCGGATAGTATTCTTTTAAAAAATCTTTATCTAATGAGTACCATTGCGTTTTATCATATTTGAATTTATTATAATTCCCTATAAATAAAACATTTTCCGCTTCAAGTTTATCGATAACATTTCTTATCTTTTTAACACTTAGCACCTTTATATTATTGCTTAATTCTTGATACGTGTTATATGTCCAATAAAAACCATCTATATAATTATTATTTTTAGCTTTGTTCCCACTGAGACATAAAACCAGATAATTTATAAATATTGATTCATTCAATCCATATTTTAAAGAAATATTTACTTTTCCCATGAAAAAACTATATTCACCCATTTTCAATCCTCCATATTATTATTAATTATGTTTTTCCCATTGACTGATATTACAAAAAATGTTATGATATTCATATAGTGATAGCAAATAAATCTCAATATCCACATTAAGATTTATTAATATCTTTCTATTGTCACTATAAACCGAATATTGAAAAATTGTTTTTTAGTTTTGTTTAATCGGGTCCGAGATAAGGACCCTATTTTTATTTATAATTATCCTATCTTCTTAACTTTATTTTTATTTTTTTCAATAAAATCATTTACATTTTTTTCTGTAAATCTCAAATGTTTTCCAAACCTATAAAATTCTAATTCCCTTTTATATACATGCTTTCTAATTGTAGATACTGTTAATTTTAATGTTTTTGATATTTCTTCTATAGTATAAAATTTATCATCCATCATATATCCCCCCTTTTTTTTTACTGTTACTATCCATTATTATATGTTATTTAATTTTTTATGTCAATTAAAATATTAATATTGGTATGCTTCACTAATAGCCCCATTTGCCCTTTGGGCATTTCCCATTTGCCCTTTGGGCATTTCCCATTTGCCCTTTGGGCATAACGATACCAATAATATAAACAATAATATAAACAATAAAGAGATATAGAACAATTATTATATTTGCTTTTATTTTAAAAATTACATCCTTTTTAGAATCTTACTAGCATTTAAATTTCAAGGTTTTTTGTTGTTTTAAAAATATGCAAAACCCCACATGACCTTTTACTTATTTTTAATAAAAGCAAAAAAGATCTTTTATAAATCTGGTTTTATAGTTGGTCACCAGCTATAACAGGCATGAAATATAAATCTGGTTTTATTCCTGGTTTGTATGTCAATTAGTGTTTACAAATTACATACCAAATGGTATAATGTTAATATAATAAAAAAATGGAGGTTTGAAAAAAATGAAATATATTAGGAAGAATTTTAAATTTAACCCAACTAAAGATAGGAAAATATTAGATATATTAGAAAACCAAGGATATGGAGGACAAACCGACTGTATAAGGCTTTCAATAGATATACTAGTTGTATTGTTTGGTGATAATGTAAATATTGACGAAATAAATAAACAGATAAAAATAAATGGTCTTATAAATGTAATAGATTCAAATATAAGAAACGTTAAAAATTTAAACCATATAGAGGTGATAAAAACATGAAGAATGAAATTGAACTTACAAAAAAAGAAAATTCAATAAGTAAAGAGAGGAATAATAATATTTTTAGTTGTCTATTGTGTAAATCAGATAATATTGTTATATCTAAAGATATTAGGATATTAGTAAATCCATGTGATTCTATAAATATTAACAAAGGTACTTTTAATAAAAAAACTACCAGAATATATTCAGTACTTGATAATGGTTATTTTTTAATTAAATGCAATGATTGCAAATTCGAAAAAGAAATAGACACAAAAACCAATTATAATATAGCGGCAGGCAGTAATTCAAACAAAGAAAAGTTATACGAAAGTGTTCAAAATAACCCCAAAAATGGCACATATTTAAAAAACCGATAACTAAAAAGGAGATGAAAAAAATGTTGAGTCGAACTCATGTAAGTATTGGCATATTAACAGCACTAAGCTTTTTAATATTTAAAACAGATCAACCTATTAATTTAAGGGAATTTATTCCGGGGGCGGTATTAGGATCAATAATTCCTGACATTGATACTGCTAGAAGTTGGGCGGCTCAAACAATACCATTTATTGATGATCTTTTAAGAAAGTTGGGTGTATTATCGCATAGAGGATTGGCACACGGGAATGAAAAAATAATAGGAATATTCATTATTTCATCACTATTATATTGGATATACTTCAAGTATTACACTAATGATTTAATGTTAGGTTTAAGCATAGGGTATATAAGTCACATAATAGCAGACTACATTGCAAAACATATTAAATTAACTTGTAAAAAACATGATGGATGTATATTTAAATTAGCATGGATGATAAATATATTACTTTTAATAAAAATTAATAAGGGAGGTGTTTAATGTGAGTGTAATTATTATCTTAATAATGGTTAAATGGGCATTGATGATAAAAACATTGATGAATATGTTACTTATAATAAAAATTAATAAAGGAAGTATTTAATATGTATGTAATTGTTATTTTAATAATAGTTGGTTTGATAATTTTGTCATATATTTTAGATGGAATTATTAAATCCAAAAATAATTATAATGAAATAATATTTTGTTTATCTAATTTTGGTCTATACGATACTGATTTTAATAATAATCAAATAATTCATAATGACCCAGTAAATAAAAATAATGATTCTAAGTTTTTAGATTTAATAAAAAAAGTAGATACAAATAATTTTAAATTACCTTGGGTTGTTGGACTTGATACAAATGGCAATATAATATTAAAGGATATTTCGGAGGCACCACATATTTTAATAGCTGGATGTACTGGATCCGGAAAATCAGTAGCATTAAACACATTAATCTGCAGTTTGATATTATCAACATCATCTGCAGATGTTGAATTAATTTTAATAGATCCCAAAATGATTGAGTTAAATTTTTATTCATCCATACCACACTTAAGAACAAACATAATAACAGAAATAAATGAAGCTTCTAGTATATTGGACACAATAATTAAAGATATGAACAATAGATATAAATTATTAGCAGATGTAAAAGTTAAAAGTTTAGAAGCTTTGTATCAAAAAACTAAAATAAAATTAAAAAGGTTAGTCATTTGCTTTGATGAATTTGCAGATTTTACACTACAAGATAAAAGTATACAAAATAAAATTACTTTAATTGCTCAAAAATCAAGGGCTTGCGGTATACATTTAGTAATAGCAACACAAAAACCAATTAAGGAAATAATTGATACTAAAATTAAAGCAAACATTCCTGTCGTTATTGCTTTAAGGACTACAAATAAAAATGAATCAAGGGTTATATTAGACATGAACGGTTGCGAGATATTAAAAGGTAAAGGCGATATGCAAATAAAAGATATTAATGGAATGACTAGGGTACAAGGTTCATTTATATCAGATGATGATATCGAAAATATATGTAATAAATTCTAAACAGGATGTGATAATATGAGTATTACAAATTTAGGCATACAAGGTGAAAAAAAAGCCCGTGAACTTATATTAAAAAAAATACGCCCCGAAATGTTAACACAGATTGATTGGCTTGCAAAAATTAAAAATAAATGGGTTTCTTTTGAGGTGAAAAATAAAGAACGTTTTAAAGCTCCACCATTTGACGGTCATGGTCTACCAGTAAAACAAAAAAATTATAGAATAGAATTATATAATGATACTGGTATACGATGCGTTTTTCTAGTAATAGAACCTGATACTGATATTATTTATTACCAATGGCTTGATGTTCTTGAAAAAAACAAAAATTTTTTTGATACAAAACAAAATATCAGAATTTATAATATAACTGAATTTAAAAGGATGTGATGGATTGTATATAAGAAAAGAAGCAATCAAAATATATTTATATAATATTGATTGCTTAATAGCAGAAATAGATTTATTAAAAAAAGAAATTGAAATATTTGAAAATGAAGAATATATTTTACATCCTTTAAAATCTTCTCAATTATCATACATGCCAAAATCAGGAATTAATGGAGCATCACCAGTTGAATCATTTGCATTTAAACAAAACCAATATTTGCAAAGCTTAATTGATAAGGAATTACATTTAAGGGCTTTACATATATCAATAAAAATTGTTTTAAATAGGTTGAAGCCTTTCGAAAAAGATGTATATGATTGTAGAAAAAATAATTTAACATATGAATCTATATCTGATGAATTAAAAAAATCAGATAGATATATAAAAATAGTTTCAAAAAGAATAATAGATAATATTTATGATAATTACAAAGAATATTCAAAGGCTTTAACCTGAAAAACATATTAGGAGGTTAACGCATAATGTCAATATATAATATAATTTATAATAGGATAATAGTTGATATTAAAAGATCTAAAATCTTGTTAAATAAATTAGCTAATAGTAGAAAAAATAATACTAATAAAATACTAAAAATAAGAGAAAATATATTAAATAAACAAGCTTTGTTACTATTCATTGAAAATATAAATACTCAGGAAGATTATTTATTAAATATGGACACTGGTAACAAATACTATATAAATACAGATAATGAAAGTGATGATAATTTACTTGATTTCATAGTAAAAGAAGTTATAACCGTATTAAGCGCAGTAAATTAATTAAAAGCAGTATGTATTGTATAATGTGGTCATATCAAAGCAACATACAAATACATACTGCTTTTAAATTTGATTATAGATAAATCAATATACACATAATGCTTCCAACTAAACTTTTTGAAATGAAAATAAATGCTTTTGACTTCAAATCCATCACAACCTTATTTGTTATATATTTTTTTTATCATTAGCTGGATCTTTTCCATTCTGAGTTAATTTCTCAACATTTTCAGCTTGTGTTAAATCATTAGGATCAACTAATTTTAATTTTACTTCTTTAACTTTACATTTTAAATTATTGAAAGATATTTCAACCATTTTCATTCTTTTCTTTTCATTATTAGCCATGTTTTGATTTTCTTTTACAATTTGTTTTGATTCTTCATCATTTAATTTTTCATATTCTTTTATTATTAGCTCATAACTTTCTAAATTAATTTTCATGTCGAGATATCTAATTTGAAATTGTTCCATTCTTTTTAAAATGATTTTATTTTCAATATCTTCTGGTAAATCATTTATTGTCATTTCTTTAATATCCATGATATATACCACCTTTTTTTATTTTATACACCATCTATTTGATGATAATGCGAACCGCTAGCCGCCCAAGTAACATAGCCTCCACCATCAACCGCCAATTTTGTGCCTGAGCTTATTCCGTGGTTGTGGTTGTCGCTTCCAGAATATGTAGTGCTTACAGTTTCCAGGTTATTGATGTTGCAGTTTGAAAAGTCCCAAGTATTATCCGGGTAAATAGTTCCTGAACCATAGCCGAAAAAGATATTATAGCCTGCAAATTCTAATGAAAGAGTTCCCATATTATAGCCAATTCTTGCATATTGTGACCCATCATAATATAAATTTAAGTCACTTGAATATGATGTAAAATCCATTACTATGCCATGTTTATTCCCGCTTTTATATTGTATTAATCCATCATCATTAATTGTTATATAATAAGTATCGCCAGTTGAATATGTAGTAAAATCACCTGCTGAAATTGAACCGCCGGATATTGTAGATCCTGTTATAGTACCGCCCGAAATACTACTTCCTGAAACACTTCCCCCTGAAATACTTGATGCTGATATGCTACCGCTAAAATTTCCGCTTGTTGCGTTTATTGTACCATTAAATGTAAAGTTTTCAGTTATGGGATCAAAATATACTTTATCTGTATAGTTTCCGGATCCGTCCCCTTTTTGCATCTTAAATTCATCTGAATTAAAAATTGCTCTTGATGTTTGGTCGCTTGCTTCAACTTCAAAACCTGTATCTGGTCCAATTTTAACCCCAAAATATCGCCTTTCAGCGGTTAATTTTGATGTAGTAATTCTATATAAACTATCTGACAAAGATAAAACTTTATTAGACAAATGTATTATAAAATCCAAGTTATCAATAACACTATATTCTATTTTTACAATTCTTACTTCTTCTGATATATCCAAATCTGAATGATATAATAATATGTTATCGCCCAATGATAAACTATCATTAGGTATATTTATAGATTCACAAGCATATGAAGTTATTGGTCCATCTTCTGCCCTTCCATCATATATTTTTTTTAATACTTTTATATTTTTACCTTTTGTAAATATCTTTCCTGATTGATCACCCATCTTTAAATCTATTGAAATTTTAAACTTTTCAAAAACAACTTCCCCACCGAGTAAAGAAGCCAATTCAAAAATCATTAATCTTTTTGTCTTTTCTTCTGTAATAGAATAAGTTAAAAATGTTGAAAAATGTCCAGCATCTATTGGTGTAAAACCAGAACCAAATAACATAAGATATAACAAAGTATATGGTGATTCATAATATGTAAATGTTGTAAAAGTTTCATCGTTAAGGCGATAACTAACATGCTCACATTGGACGGTCATTGTTAAAGATCCATCTTCATTATCTGCAGATTCATAATAAATTATATCAAAATAATCATTATCTGCTTCTATAATATAATTCTCATTAATATAAGTATTTACCTTATCGTCAATTATTGCTGTAAAATTAAATGTATAAGCCCCATTTATTTCATTAACTAATTTATCATCGATTACATTATTTAATATGGCAACTGTTTTCAAACTTGAATTTAATACTTTTATTGACATCGAATCACTTCCATTCTGGTCTAAAAACTATTTCAATACTTAATGATAACCCAGTTCCACTAATTGCCAAAATATTAGTACGGGGTATTATTGGTAAAAAAGTATCAAAAGCACCTGAAAATTGAGTTAAAATATTAACGCCACCTTTTTCAATAGTTAAATCAATATTGTCAATTTCTAATGTTTCCCCAACTAATGACCCTGTATGTGTTAATGTATACCCATTTAAAGACACAACAAGATTAGTTGAATACCCAAGTATTCTAAATGTAGAATATGCACCAGGAGAAGAATATAATGAAATATTTTTATTACCAGGATTGTAAAAACTTATATTTTGAGGCGTTGTAATTAAGCCAAATGTATAATCTGAATTATTGGCTGTTGTTTCTGCAGAAAATGCCCACGGTTGACAAGTGAAATTAATTTTAAAAGATCCGATTGCTGTCGCTTCTTCAAAATTAATCATATGATATACACGGGCTAAATAATACTTGTCATGTTCATCTGTAAAAAATAATTCTTTCTGTTCTGATGTATATAACCATTCTGCAATGGATCTTAACGATTCTTTTATTAGTGAATAGTTTTTGATTTTAAAACTAAAATCAATTGTTATTATTCTTTCTTTGAATGTATTACCCTCATAGTCATAAAAGCCATCCTTTGATGAAATATCTTTCTTTCTTTCATTCATTACAGGTAATATTGATCTATTTGTATACTTAGGAACTAAATTTAAACTACTTGCTAAAATTCCATTAAAAGAAATGTCAAGCATAATTATATAGTCGCCCCCAAACTTCTAAATTTACTATTATTATCATTGTATTGATATCTCGATGTATTTTCAGAAACTTTTCTACCATCGAGATTTATAATATTTTCTATTATTATTTCTTTGGTTACTTGTTGAACTTCTGCATTCCTAAAATTGTCTATAGTTGAATTATTAGGAGTTCCAATCATAGACATAGATTCTTTGTTTGGAATAACCTGCGCCCCATAAGGTAATTTTACGATTTCGGGACCTTCTTCACCAACAAGGGTAAACGGTTCCCTAACTATACCACCTGTTGCCATACCTGGTACAAATTCACCGACTTTACTTGGAATGCTTCCAATTTTACTAATTAAACTACTAATATTATCTTTTAAACTGTTAGCCCATCCGGCAACACTATCAAATATACTTTTTAAACCATTTAATTTGCTTGTAATAGTTGATACCATGCTTGAAATAGCAGTCGCTACCCCAGACTTTAATGAATTAAAGGCATTTATAGCTGTTGATTTGATACTATTTACTATATTTGTGATTGAGCTTTTTATACTATTCCATATGCTTGTAACTGTTGATTTAATAGAAGTAAAAACACTTGATACTGTTGATTTAATGCTATTAAATACACTTGATACTGTTGATTTTATAGAATTTATTATAGTTGTTATATTTGTTTTTATATTGTTCCATGTATTACTGGCAACTGTTTTTATTTCATTAAAAACTGTAGTAACTGTTGTCTTTATATTATTTAATTTTTCTGAAATGCTAGTTTTTATACTGGTCCATATTTCGATAATTTTACTTTTAATATTTGTTACAACTTCAATTGCTTTATCTTTTGCACTGGTCCATATTTCAACAATTTTATCTTTTATATTAGTTACCAACCCGATAGCTTTATCTTTCATATCTGTAAATAATTTAATTATTGCGTTGACCATGTCGGGAATAATTGAATGACCAACAAGGGTATCATATAAGCCTTGAAATACTGTTATTACACCAGTGCCAAAACCCTTAACAAAATTTACAACAATCATTATTGTATTTTCAAATATACTTTTTATAGCTTCCCATAAGTTAGTTACTGATTCTAATATTTTGCTGCCGTCGCCAGAAAAAACCCCAATTATCAATCCCATTACACTCGCGAATACTGTATATAAACTGTATATATTACTATAAACATTTGGAATTACAGATATAATACCATTTAATAAACCGACCACAAGACTAAAGGCAGTAACCAATATCCCCCCGATTAATACGCCAAGAGCTTCAATTGCTGGCTGTAAAGGCTTTAAAGCTTCTATAAATTTACTATAACTTTCTAATATAATTGAAAAGTCTAGTTTTGAAAATGTTTCTTTAAACATTTCGCCAACTGGACGTAATATTTCCCCTAGTGCAATTAATCCATTTCTAAGTTTTTCATAAAAACCGACTACTAGTTCTATACCTCCACTTAATTCAGGAGGTAACATACTTTTGAACTTTTCTTTGATAGTGTCGAAGTCGCCCGTCACAAATAAATCAACTAAAGTTTTAAATTTAGAAGTAAATGTATTTATCTTTTCAATTAATACTGGAATGTTTGAACTGAACCAATTCGCAAATGTATTTAAAACTGGTAAAATCTTTTCACCTAAAGGAATTAATAACGCCACTTCTAATTGTCTCCCTATACCTGTCAACGCTTCACCAAACGAATCATATTTTATATTATTTATCTCATCCATTGTATTTTTTGACATGTCGGCTTTATCTGTAATATTGACAATTGCACTAATACCTTTTGTTTCCAAATCTTCGTACATCGTCCCCCACAAGGCAACCCCGATTTGATTTCTTTTTACTGGATCTTCGGTTTTCAATAATGCTTCATTTACTTTCATAAAAGAATCATGAGCGGTTTTTCCACCCTTAGCAAAATCGGAAGTCATTTTTTCGGCATTAAATCCTAGCTCTTTAAAGGCTTCCATGCTTGCTTTGCTTCCATCTTTGGACCTGATGGTAAATTCTTTCATGGCATCGCCAACTTTGTCAATTGAAAATGCTCCACCTTCGGCACCACTAATTAACGTATCTGTAAATTCATTTGCAGTGAATCCCATTGCGGAAAATTGCGGGGAATATTCATTTAATATATCCAGTAAATCGCCGTTTTTGTTTGCGCCATTTTGCGCCCCTTGTGCTATTAAATTATAAGCTTCGTTAGATGTTATACCAAATTGAGAAACCATTGAACTAGCTGCTTTGACACTTTCGGTAACATCCATTTCAAAGGCATCTCGTAATATTAAAGCGTTTTTAGTTGTGTTTGTTATATCTTTTTCTGTTTGAATACCTAAAGCTTCACTTTGTTGTTTTACAATTGCCATGCTTTTAGCTATATCATCAAAAGATTCGCCAAAATTTTGACCATATAATTCAAGCATTCCATCTTTTAATTTTGACATTTCTTGATCTGTGCTACCTGTTTGAGTTTGTAACGTATTTAAGGACTTTTTTAAATCATCCGCTGCCATTACTGCCTTTACACCAATTGCAATTGCTGCTGCCGCTGCCGCTGCTCCAACTGCGACAATTGCAGTTCCTGCGACGGCTGCCAAACTGGATAATTTGCTAAATGAACCGCCTAACCCTTGAGCGTTTGTATTTGTTTCATTAATGTTATCATTTGCATCTTCATTTTCAACAAATATATTCCCAACCAATCTAAACAGTTCCACCAAATCACCCCTTGTATTTTAATCAAACATTGATTCCCTTTGAGATAGAAGCAACCCCTTTTTATCTAGTTCTATTAATTTATTTGCTTCTGTTTCTAAATCTTCTAATGTTTTCTTTTTTTCTTTTTTATTATTATTTTTTTCCATTTGTTTTAATTTTGAATTTTTCTTGTATTGTTCAAAATCAATATAATTATGCTTATCCATGCTTTGAAGTTCAACCAACCATAATTTATATAATTTATCTTCTGCTATTTCATTTCTAGCAATTTTCAATACCTTATTAGATAATGAAAGGTCCATTTCTAATATAATATCTAAATTGCCATATCTGCATAAAATAAAGTCTATTTCTTTGGCTAAATCGAGTTCAAAGCCTTGTTGAAAAAACGTTTTAATGTGTTATCTTTTAATAAATCTTCCCATAAATCAATATATTCTCCTGCTTCCATTTCTTCAATTTCTGATAAATCAATTTTTGTAATATCGGATAATAATTTATTGCTTGTATTTTCTACTTTGTACAAATTTTTTAAAACATTTTGAATTAACAAGACACCAATCTGGGTTTGTGCTTGTTTTTGGTCATTGCTTAAATTGTCAATATCTATCTTTATTCCCATTTCATCATACATTGATGATAATTTAAACAAATGTTTCCTTTTGATTTTGTATTTATTTTTTTGTGATTCCTGTGCTTCGATTGTTAAACTACTTTTATATTCGCTCATGATATGACCCCTTTTCCTTATTGGTTATAGGCATTAAATTCTGCCTGTATTTGCCTTCTATTTAAATTTTCTTCTTGTGTATCAATATCCTGTGTTAAATTCTCATAAGCGTGAAATACAATTGTTTCATCATCATATGACAAAAAATTAATTCCAGCTGCAATAATATCTGTTAATCTTTCAAGTTCTATTGTATTTGGTTTGTTATCCCAGATATCAATTGTAACTATATATATATATCCTGGTGTTTTTGGTATTCGCTTTACTTTATAAACTATAAATGGGTATGTCGGGTTATTATCATCATCGTTTAATGGTAATGTATTAAAAATATTATTTTCTGATATATATTTTTTTAATACATTAATTAACGCAACTTTGAAAGTATACATGTTATGACATCCCCCTTTGTAATTCTTCTTCGCCAATTCTTTTTATATTATTAATTTCTTCGAATCCTGTATCTTTTAAAAATGGTCGACTCCTCATTCTTCTAGTTCCTTCATGTACAAAAATAGCGTATTCGCAATTTGTACCAATCGAAACACTTTTATTATCCATATCAACCTTATTATCTACACTATTACGCAAATATCCCGTATCAACGGCATCAAGATCTGTTATTTTTAATTTTACTTTTCCTTCAACATATAAACCTATTTTAGTTAACATCCTATCAATCGATTCTGCCATTGCATTATTAACATTGCTCAAATTACTTCTAAATTCAAATTCTGCCATAAAATCACAACCTAACTTTAATTGCTTTCATTATCTTCTTCATGGTATGTTAATTCCAGTTTATAGTGATGGTCCATATTCATTGTATTTTTTGGCGTTCCTTTTAATCTATATACTTTATTATCTGAATCTTTTATCCTTGCATTATTTGTCAAGTTATTCGTGGAATTTGTTGTTACTTCTGTAAAACCTTTATATATTGACTGTTCTATTGATTTGCCTTGAATAACTTTATTTTGCGCGCTTTGGTTTATGCATCCTTGAATAGTTGTTATTGTTTCCCATGTTCTTATTTTCCCACCAATGCCATTATTGGCGTCTGTTTTTTTTATTATTGTTAATGTTCTATAAAAATCCTCAATAGCCATATAAACCCACCTTTTTAAAAGTAAAAAGGGCATAAAGCCCTTTAAATACTTTTAATATAAATATGTTAACATTTAAAATTAAGCTACATTGTATCTTAATTCATATGGTGGAATTGTTGGGGTGCTTCTGTCATAATGTGCTGTAAGCAATGTATTAACAACAACATCATTTTTTGTTTTGAATGCCATGTTTATAGCTCCATCACCCAAGACATTTTCCATTATAATTATGATAGCTTTCCCGTCTGAACGTTGTCCGACAAAAGCCATATTTGTCCAATAATCGTCATCTGCAATATCAACACTTTCTTTTAATTCATAATATGTTGTTTTGTCTGTTTTTCTAATGCCTTGATATAAATGAGTAAAGTTTATTGGTGATAATTCTAATAATGCAATATTCATTGTTGGTTGAACTTTTGTTTTGACCTTTAATCCTTCTGTGTCTCCATATGATCCATTATATTCTTGAACCCTAAATTGCCTGGCAACAGCAAAAACAGAATCACCTCGGACGGCACCAATGGTTAATTGTGTAGCTAGTAAATAATCTTTATATAAAACACCATCACCAAGGACAATATTTGTTTTAGTTGGTACGCTTGGAGTTACTGCCATAATAAAACCCACCTTTCTATTATATTTTTATATTACCTTGTTTTAACCGCTGCAATAGTAAGGGCTGTTACTAAACTATAAGTAATATTTACACGTCCATTATCGTCATTAAATCGCCCCTGATCAAATGGTCCTATCATTCTTTCCTCACCTGCTGTAATTACAACAGCAATATCATGTGATGATCCTTGACTGCATTGAGTAGGTGAATCAATTGTAAGCGTAATATCTGCGCTATGTCCGTTAATTACATGTAAAAAAGTATTACCATCATTAGTGAAGTAATTGCCGTCTACATTTGCGCTTGCATAGGTCGCTTCTAATCCTGTATTAATCATACTTTGTACTGTTATTGCACTAGCTGCCATGTTTTAACGCCCCTTTCAATATTCTTTTTTAAATAATTTGGTATATCTGTTTAACGCTTTTATAATATGGCCAGGATAATCAAGACTATTAGAAGTGTCATAACTTGCTGAATAATCATCAAATGATTCACTTGCAACACCTTCTTTGTTTTTGAGTTTCCACTTTATCATATCGGCCATTATTAGTTTTAATTCTTTTGGATACAACACCCGATATATTTTTATGTTTCTGTTACTATCTTCTGATTCATCCACAATTTCCAAATCAGAATTAACTATAATATAAGAACCATCTTCTGAAACTTGCATTACTTGACAAATGCCATCGTTGTCTTTGCTACCGAATATTTTTATATTTTGTTTTGTTTTAAAGTCTGTAAAACCGTTTCCACTATCTATTATTTTGTTATTTTCAGAATCAAAAGATAATGTTGATGAATTTAAATATATTGTTTCATCTGCTTTTATAAAATGATTCTTGCAGTGATTATGTATTCCACTTTCTATTATTGGAAGTAACATATTAATTTTGTCATCATTTGTTATGTCATTACTTGATATGTTGCATAATGTTTTAATTTCTTTCAAGGTTGCTATCATATGTTTTACACCTCCCTAACCCGCATTAAAACATCCTTTTCAAATATATTACTATCAGTCGTTACAATAATTATTGTTATCTTATAATCAAGGCCATTAACACCATTGAAAGGTTTTATATATATAATTTTCCCTTCATTATCTTGTGAATGGTCAAATACAACTGCTGATGTAATATCATTATCATTTAAATATGCTGTTACTGTATAAGTTGATATTGTTTCATCTGTTGATAAATTATTTGAAAAGTCTATCGAAATACTAAATTTCTCACTTGGCTGTTTCTCGAAAGAATCCATGATATCACCCCATTAATAATTGTTTGATGTAAAACTTATGTTTTTACTATTTGATAAAAATGTTTTTATTGGAATAAATTTTTCAACATTTAATGAAATGTTATATATTGCTAAAATTACAGGAATTATATTTACAAATATAATTATGTCTGTATTAATTGATAGGTCCTTTATTTCACATGAAATATTAATTATATTTTGAGATATATTTACACTAGTACTCATTAATATTTCATTGATACATACAAATATATTTATGATTTCTATTGAAAGTATACTATTCGCATGTATTACGCTATTATTAATATTACTATCTATATTAATTACATCTATATTTATATTTGTTTCTGTTAAAAGTTCGCAATTAATTATTGAAACTAAACAATTTGTTCTTGGCATTCCTATAATTGTTATTATTTCAAGTGAAGAATTATTAATATTACAATCAGTATTATTTAATGGGATATTCATAAAACTATTTGCAATTAACAAACAATCATTAATGTTAGCATCTACATCAATTACATCAATAGACATATTAACAACAACTATCAATGTTATATCTTTAATATCAATAGATACTTCTATTATGTTTATTAAAATATTGCAATTTATTATAATGCTCAAATTTTCAATATTAATATTACCATCAATTGATGGTATATCTATTATTGAATTTGTTTGTATTCCATTAATTAATATTGACGTATTTATATTAATTAATGGAATTGATATTTCTACATTTGTTGTTATTTCTGTATTCCTTAATATTGTATTAACATTAATAGTTTGTAAACTTACAATATTAACTGATGAATTAAGGGTAATATCATCAAAGCTAAGAGATGTATTAATTATTGGTATATTGATAACATAATCGTTTTTAAAGCTTATACTATAAGTTTCTATCGTTACATTGATAACATTTATAGAAGCATAGTAATTAATAGATACTTCTGGATTATTTATTAATATCGATACATCCACAATATCAATATTAATATTTGCTTCGGTTATTATTGAACTATCTAAAATATCTATACTAGCATTTAAAACTGGAATAGCAATAAAAACATAAATAAATGTTTTTACTTCTGGAATATATGTATTTAATGCAATATCAATAAATGGAATATTTACTATTTTTGGTATTGATATTGCATTGCTAATAATATTAATATTACAATTATTAACTGGAATTAATAAACTATTATTGGTAATTAATTCAACATTGTTAATATTTACTGCAGAATTAACTAAAACTATATCAATATTAACGCCTGATGAAATACTATTACTATTAATAATTGTACTTATATTTATTAAATCAACTAAAGCTTCAACATCTATATTTAAGTTAGTTTCATTAACTACAATGCCTATATTTATTAATGGTATTGATAAAATACTATTGGTTGCAATACTTGAGTTTCCAATACTTACATCTGCATTGTTTACTAGTGCTGAAATATTTATTGAAGTAATTATTGATAAATTAATAATGGTTACTTCAATATTTGTAATTGGTATAGTTATAATACTATTTGTTTCTATCTCCGAATTACTAATTACACATGATATATCATTAACGGGTATTGTCACAATTGATTTTGTTATAATTCCAGGATTATTAATTAATAATCCTGGAATTATAACTGGACCTAAAATATTAACAGATCCAGTTATGTTCAAATTATAAAGACTAATTTCAACATCAATTAATGGTGTGTTTATTATTTTTGGTAATGATACAATTGAATTATTAATAATTATGGAAATATTAGTGAGTAGTATTCCGATATTGGCTTCTGTAATTATTGAAAGATTTATGATTGATAAGTCAATATTTATTGATGGCACGTCTATATTTACGCTTGTTTCAATGCTACTATTTAAAATTGTTGTATCAATATTTATAACTTGTATTGAATTATTAATATTAATAATTACATCTGTATTACTAATTGCAATACTACAATCAGTCAATGGAATGTCAATATCAAACCCAATAGCAATAATTGAATTATCAATTGATGTACTTATATTTATAACAGGTATTGTTATAATATTGTTTGTTTCTATACCGCCATCATTAACCAATGTACTTATATCTGTCTTTTGAATATTCGCATTACACCCAATAGCAATAATTGAATTATTAACCGCAGTATTGCAATTAATTAATGGTACTGCAATATTTTTTGATATAGTATATGTTATTACTAATTTAGGCCTTTGTGAAGATGTCGCATGATCTGACGTACTAGCATTAAATCCTTTAAATTGGTTTGTTGTTGATGCTGAAAATCCATAATTTACATAAGTTTCATCACATAAAGATTGAACTAATGAAGTAATATCAAAATCTTTATTTCCTGTAAAGGAACCAGCAATTGATATTGATCCGTGTTTTGTTGCATTAATTGTTGGTTTACTATTCCAAGTAACCGTTGATTCTGTCCAATCACTTGTAATTCTATTGATTCCGTATGTATCGGTGGCACTAGTATAAGTTATATATAAACTTAATATTGCACTTGTTATTGCTGCACCATATATTGATGATAAATCAAATTGTAATAATGGATACTTATTAAGGTCGAAGTATCCATCCGGACCTTGATAACTAAGTTGCATTTCGTTACTAGTTCCGTAATTAGTTGTTTTTGCCGCTTCATTTACCCAACTATCCTTGCCTGCTGTTCCGTCTGGTTGTAAAGTTAAACTAGCCATAATTTAAACGCCACCTTTCCGTGATGGTGTTTATGCGACGGCTGGAACTGTAAATGTAATTATTCCGCTTGCATTATATGTCAATGTAAAGTCACCATCTGAACTAGATTTATTTTCCACAAAATCAATATATCCTATTAATGGGCTTGTTGAATCTGTTCCGGTACTTTTATATATAACCGCATATCTAGCAGTTATAGTTGAATTTGACCAAGTTGTATTCGCTGCATCTAATGTTGTCACATTGCTGGCAACTGTATCTGTTTTACTTCCTAACGTTGCACCACCTGCTGTATATCCTGTCCCTGTAACTTCATTATCAACGTCGCTTTTATAACCATGTGTGTTTTGTGCTGGTGTATATGAAGAAGTGCAAAGCATGACTTTAATTGTATCATCTGCGAAATCAATTTCGGCCCTCATTGCTTTTTGTGGAAAAGTTGAATATAAATAACTAGTTACTGCCATGATAAAACCCACCTTTCAATATTTAAAAGTACCATAAAGTTTTATGGTACTTTTATATTAATTATATTTGTTTATTTTTTTAATAAGCCGTTCCCAACGAAATTCTTCGCCAATTTTTACCCGTTGAATCGTTTGTTGCAATACAAAGGTAAAAATATCCTGTATCAACTTTTGATTGCCATTGAGTCCCCACTGTTCCGTCAACGCCGCCTGTTAATGTTCCATGTGCAAACGTAGCATTTGCCATTGTTTCAGTTGTTGAAATGCTATTTCCCACAATACCATTTACATCAAAGGTAATATCAACAACGTCATTTGTGCCGTCTACCGCTGAATAAGTACCGTCACCGCTATTTGTGATTGCTGCAACTATAGCTGTGACTGCATTTGCTGCTGTGCAATCGGCTCCGGCTGTTGTAACTCCGATTGCTTCGGTAAATATGTTTGTTCCTTCTGTAAATGTTTCTGTACTTGCAATATTGTTTCCTGCTGTTCCACCAATCAAGGCAGTAATAACACTATTATTATTGCTAAAAGCCGCTGCACTAACTTGGGTATGTGCTAAATTGTAACCATCACTTCCGTTTATTGCTGCAACAATATTTGTTTTTGCTGTTGCTAGTCCTGTACCTATTGATATTTCCCCGTTGGCGTTTGCTGTCCCATTAGGAACAAATGTAAATGTTTTAGACCCTAATGTCATTGTATCGCCTGCTGTTGGTTGTGTATCAACTGTTAATGTACCCTGTGCTTTTGTAGCATATGAGGTGATGTCAATCGCTATTTTGCCACTTGCAACACTTTGTGCTGTATCTGCTGCAAATTCATAATCATCTGTTCCTATGGTTATTAATTCCCCATCAATAACAACTCCTGTTAATGTCAATGCACCCGTTGCCGCTGCTGCATTTACTGGTGTTCCATTAACAAATGTCATGTTTTGAAGTGCTGTGTTTGCTAATCCTAAACTAGCAATAACCGCTGCCGTCATGTCTGTTGATGGTATTCCTTCCGCCGGCTTTGTATATTTTGCGCCTGCTGCACTTACTGCTGAGTCTGCGTGTGAATCTATTTCATTTAAAGCCCCAACTATAGAATTTTTTTCTGTAGTTGTAAGGGTTGCCAAACTTCCAATTTTAACATCTGTTGCAAGTTTCGCATTTGTAACTGCGCCATTTTCAAGACCAAAACTAGAAAAATACGATAATAATTCATCATAAAAATCGCCAAATGAATTTGGTTGAGGTCTATTATTAAAACTAGTTGGTAATGCCATTATAAAACCCCTTTCTGGATGCTTAAACTAATTTATCCATTTGTTATTAATTTAGCTATTCTAATATTTTTCTTTTCATAAACCCTATCCCAATTTGCAGCCAGAGCAAGGTTTGCATTTGTTGGCGTGTCTTTACTTACTGTATTCGAAGTAAATTTAATCCCCCTTGGATGTAAGATAAAATGTCTCCTATGTACTAAATAGGTTTCACCGCCGCCTGTTAATGCACTTCTTTCTAATTCGCTGGGAACTTCAGGAGATCCTTCACCAAGTCCTATTGCACCATTCCCAAAAAAGTATGTTGTGTATTTTGTGCCGCTTGTTGTTCCTGCTGCTGTTGGCATACTATCGTTAACAATTAAAGTCTTTCCAAGATAAGTACCAAAACCGATATTTTGGGTGTTAGTTGGTTCGAAATCAATTAAATTAAGTTTCTGTAACCTAGCATAAGGAACTGAATGGATCATTATAGCTGTTATTTTATTAAAGGCATCCCCCAATAAAAATATCGTATCAATTACGGCTCCTGAACTTATTAAATTAGTAGGAAGTGAACCATCCCCAACAAAATCTTCTGTACTTATATTTTTAATTAAATCGCCTGAATCATTCGCTGCATTATCTGCAAAAACTCCATCTAATACATTTATTAATATTGTTTGTTCGTCCCTATTCCACCATTCAGCTATTAAAGTACTTATCGCTGACATTGGATCGCTGCCTGCTAATGCACTAACTAAATCTTTGGCCCCGAATGATTTACCCCTACATAGTAACGCCGCAATATCTTTTCCAGTAGTAATATTATTTACTGTTAAATCATCATCATCATCTAAAACTTCACTATTGCCTGTTAAGTCATTGAAAAAAGGCATATTTATTAATTTACCGCCTTGTTTTGCTAACACATCAAGTCGTGGATCGCTTGCTACAATTCCGCTAGTCCTCAATGTACTTAGTGCTGCTGTTTGCTGTATGATATAAGGGTTCCATATTTCAGGAATATAAATATCACTTAATTTTGTTGCTGCCATATAATGACAACCCCTTTCTAATTTATATTTTAGCTATTTTGTTTTAATTTATTATATAAATCTGGATTAGATTTGAATAGATTAATTTGATCTGTCATGTTAAAATGTTCTTTGCTAAATGGATTTTTAAAAGAATTATCACTAGATAACCCATTATTATTATTACCGCCTGGTTTTTGCCCTTCAATATTTACTTCTTTAAACATGTGTTTATAAGAATCTTTCAAAGGTTTGATTAATGTATCAAATTCTTTTATTTTTCCATCTGTGTTTAATTCTAAACTATCTAAATCAAACTTGTTAATTAATAAATCTTCACCAACTGCCCCTGACTCTCTAAGCTGAGTCATTAAAACATGTTTTTTATTAATATTTGAAATTTCCTTATCCTTTGAAGCTATTCCATTATCAAAATCTGTTTTAATTTTTTCATACTTAGCTTTTAAATCTGTATTTTCATTTATTAATGTTTCTGTTTCTACTGAATTTTTTTCATAATCTTGTAGCTTTGTTTTAATTATTTTTAATTCTTCAAGTTTAGTATCGAATTTTTCTTTTGGAATATAAGATCCATCATTTATTATTGCAATTTTTGAATCTTTTAATTTTTCTGATACTTGTTTTGATAATTCTTCACCTAATAAAATTTTTAATTTATCATCCATAAAATAACCCATCCTTCTAATTTTTTTAGTTTTTTTAATGTGTAACCCACCACACGCATTAGATACTTTTTTTAGGGAACTTTTAACCCCGTTAAAACATAAAAAGAACCACTAATATTATTAGCAGCTCTATCTATATAATCAATCATTTAGTTAAAAATGATTGTAAATAACGATTAATTATTTTTTTTATATTGTTCCATCAATTTAAAGAAATTTACTTTCAAATCCTTTTTATATTCTTTTTCATATTCGCCATTTTTGTCAATGCTTGTATAATATAAATTACCTTTTCTTATTTCAAAGATAAAAGCAGTATTTGAAGCATTTTCAATCATTGTTATTTTTTCTTTGTTGTAATTTGAAATTTCTAGCTTAAAATTATTTATTTCTTTTGTTTCTTTTGTATAGGCTGCAATATCTGCTGTATTATTTTCTAAGTCTATATTAAGTAAATTCAATGTTGTTTCACCATCTGAAATGTAACATCCATTTAAATTATTATCTTTAGTAATAAAAAAAATAGTTGAGGCTATTACTACTGCAGTAATTATTACAATTATTAAGACATTAACTTTTTTACCAAATATCACAAAATACCCTTCTTTCAAGTTTGCTTTTAATCTCTAATTATACAAAATAAATCTTTTGTATAATTAAATCACCTTTATTTTATCGTTTCTTGTATTATATTCAAGCTCATAAGACAAAGTCAACATATTTTCAATATTAAGATCTATAATGTAGAAACTTTTTTCTATTTCCTGATTATTTTCTTTATATATTTCAAAATAATAATTAGCTAATTGGAAATTATTTAAGTTTTCTATTATTTCATTTAATACAGTTTTATGTATATGTAAAAATTTGTCTTTGTTTTGACCTTCTTTTATAATTCCAACATTTTCAAAATCGACATAAAATTCTTTTTCATCTTCTGATAATTTTATTTTTTGATTGTTTTTAACTTGAAATACATCCTTTTTATAATTAAAATAATCTACTGTATTCTTATTTTTAAAATAAATAGAATATCTTTCAGTTTCGATATCTTCTACTTTCTTTTTTATTTCCCTTACTGTTATTTCAATATGTGCTGTTTTAAATTTTATTATTTTCCCAGTAATTTCAGTATATATATCTTCTTCCAATAATAACGCTTTACCTTTTAGACTTCCTTTATCTATAATTCCTAATTGAACCACATTAACACCTCATAACATGTTTATAACTTCCTAACTATAATATGCATATGATTATTTATTTCCTTTGCTTGTCTTGGTATCTTCTACTGTAGCAATTGCAGCAACTTCTTCAATTATAAATGTAACATTATTAATAGAATCATACCATAGCTTTTTGTATGATCTTATTTTTGCAAAAAAATCCTTTGCATTTAATTTTGAATCTTCTTCATTTGCAACAATGTCAATAACTGCTCCACCTTTTAAATATATCTTAAACATTTTGTTGTATCCCCTTTCTTTGAAATATTTTAACCTTTAATTTCTTTTCTTTATGCCTAATGTAATAACTTTTCCATCTGGTTGCCTTAATTGAAATAACATCATTTGTATTTTGTTTTCAATTAATTGTTTTAATGCTTCCGGATCTGCTTCTAATGTAATATCAATGTTGATTCCATTATTTTCCTTTTTACTAGTCATTACTGCGGACATTGTCGGGGCTTCAATTTCACAATTTTTCATTTTTAGATCTCCTTAAATATAGTTTTTTATATTTTCCTCATTTATTGGAAATAAATTATTTTTTGACCTAATTAAATTAAGACTTTTAATATCAATGTCAAACCTTTTTATTTTGTGATCCCATTTTGATATATCATTATATTTAATGCAACATTCTTCACTACATAAAAAATGATTTGTACTTTTTGTTTCTTTTATTTCTTCAAATTCTTTATCGCATATTATACAGTTAACCATGAATTAACCCGCCTTTTTAACATCTTCTTTTATTGTTATTTCTATATGTGTAACTGTTTTACCTTTTTTATATTCCTTTACTTCTAACATAAATCTAGTATTATGATTAACTTCTGGAATAGCTTTATTTAGTACTTTTTGATTTATATTTTTTATTTGATAAGTATTTGGAATATTGAAATATTTTTTAAATGTATCTAATTTCATTTTTATTTTTCCTGAATATCTACAGGCGAACTCATACATTCTGATACTGTAATCTGATTTCATAGAATATAATTCATCTAGAATTATTTTACTGAACTTTCCATCATCAATATTAAAATATTTTAAAGCTTCTTCATTGAAATTGAAAATTATTTCTTTTTCCTTATCATCAATTACATACTTAGTAAACATTGAAATACTAATTATTTTACCATTGCTTTTAAATGTTATTTCTTTAGGTATCTTTAGTATTATCATTATCATTTCGTTAAAGGTTTTATTACCTTTAAATACATTTTTCATTTGTGAGTAATTAACAACTACACTTGAATTGATTTCACTTCCAATTTGTTTTAATGCCTTTTCCCTTAATGCTGTGTAAAATATAAACTTTGCACTTTTGGGCATCTCCATTTTCGGCATATCAATAACCTCATTTCTTATTAGAAATTCAGTATCCACATTATCCACATTATCAACACCTTTCTATTATCTACATTATATCATAAGGTAACATTTTATTTAAAAAGTTTTTTTATAAGTTTTTATAAAGATAAAAGCAAGATTATTTTTTGTCTATATCTTATCTTATAATCTTTTATCTTATACAAAACCACCAATGATAGTAATGATAATAGATGTATGGTTCTATCGGTAACCAAAAAGGGAGCCATCGGTAACCAAAAAGGGAGTGACTTTTTAAAAATTAAACAATATAAAATGTTGTAATCGTTAGTATTACTACATCACAACCCTGTGCCGAAAGGGCAAATGATACGAATAAAGAAGTACAACGTTTTTTTTATACATAAATACACTTCAACCCTTTTAATAGTACCATTTGCCCTTTCGGCATAGCCTATTAAATATTAATTATTAAAATTTGTTTTTTGCTTATATTACTGCATTATAGCCCTGTGCCTTTTGGGCAAATGGTATAAATAGTAAAGGACGTATTTAAACGTCCTTTATAATTAAAAAAATATTAGTAGGTAAATTGTTTTTATGGTAAAATTTATATTAATTTAAAAATATTCTAATCAAAAACCGCTATTGTTGTACATCTACATCTACAATCCATTTCAGGGAATCCAAAATCCCCCGGATGTTTAGCTTTGTATTTACCAATGGTATAATAGCCCTCATTGTTTTTATATGTTCTGTCCAATTTATGATGTAATTCCCTGGTCCTATCTCCTTTTGTAGCGAGCCACATTTCTTTAAATTCAAGCCCTTTATTCCTAGCTTCTTTATAAGCTTCATTTTTAGATTTGTTGAATATCCTTGTTGTTTCTGTCCTGGAAATGTTCAAACTTTTATTTAAATCACCTTCATACATTCCCTTTAATTGTTTTGCTATTTTTGCAACACCTTGACCCAATACCAAATTACTACTAATAACTTTTATAGTATCTTTTATTAAAATCTTTCTATTTCTTTCTAACCTATCAGACAATGTAATTTTTTTTATTTTATGGTCAATTGCAGTTTGAATTAATTCATCATTTAAAAAAATCCCACCTAGATATATATTTCCCTGTCCCTGCATAAATGCCAATGTATCATAAAAACCAGTTTCGAATTTATCTATTAAATCAGTTATTATCATAGTCTGTGAGTCTTTATGTTTTAATGTAATTTTTGTTTCAATTTCTTCCTTTAACATTGTCAATCTTCTATATTTATTCAAATCAGATATTTTAATATTTCCATCGCTATCACCGTATTTAATGCCCAATTGAATTAATTCGGCCTCTATCTCTCCATAAAGGTTTTTGTATAAAGTTGCCAAATTACTTTTGATTTTTTCATCTTTTTTAATTACTTTATTATCCATGTAACCCACCAACATTTTTATATTTATTGTAATTTGCATGTACTGATATAAATTCGTTATGTCCAGCCTCAATAAAAATATTATTCATTTTTATTTCCCCCATTTGGATTTATATATCCAGCAACATATCCCAAGACAGTCAAGACTATTGTTATAACTGTGTTCTCGCTTATTTTATCCAAGCACGCCATCACTGCAATTGCAATTATACATATACCAAAAATTATAGATTGTGCTTTAGTCATCTTGTACCTCCAGAAGCTATAAAAAATATTAAGTATCCAGCACTAGACAATATTAAAAATAAAATTGATACCAAATTAGTTATCAATAAATTATTAAATTTACCCATTTTGCTATCTAAAGATTCAACTTTTTTTTCAATATTTATTATACTATTACCTTGTAACTCTGTTTTAGTGCCAATTATTCGCAAATTTTCCTCCACTTTATCTATTCTTGATTCAAATTTTTTAAGTTTTTCATCAAGAAAATTAATTCGATCCGTTTTGTTACATTCATGTTCCATCTTAAAAATTTCCTCCGATTTATTGTAAAATTTTTCGGAATGTTATATATTCATATTACACTTTAGTATTATCCGATTTAATTCTAAAGTAGTGGGAATAGAAAA